GTCCGTGGTATACCACTTGTCGCGATAGCCGGTGAAGTTGGTCCCGGCGTTCTGCGTGTAGACGTTGGTGTAGCCTACGCGGTGGCCTACGTTCGTATCCTCATAGACTCCAAGCCCGCTCAGGAATCGCCAGAACGTGACATCAAAGTAGTTCGACGGGATGTTGATGGCACAGGACAGGTTGCTTACGTTCCACGTCTGGAATGTCGCGTTGCTTGGATAGATGCCGCCGCTGTCCGCTTTCGTGTGGTCGAGGAAGTTTGTCAGTAGCGTCTTCGCCTTGTCCTTGTAGTGGATCAGGATAGCCCGCTCGCTCTTATTGGTCACTACGTCATTCGTCTGGCCGGGGGCAACGGGATACGACACAAGGTTCGTCCCAACCGCATCGCATCGCTCAACAAGTGCGCTGTAGACCTGCCAAAGCTGGCGGGTAAGGATGTTCGTGGTGATTCCGTTTGTGCTGCGAGGATGCTGCCAAGCCGGCCACAGGCTGTTTGTGTCCCATTGCCCGTATGATACCTGTGCCGCAAGCGAGAGCACCAGGAGTGCGCTATGACGACCAAGTCGTAACATGGATTGCGCTGCTCCTTAGCTTCACGGTTGTGGAAGTGTCAATGACGTTGTCGGTGATGCCGATATACCACAGAGGGAAGTGCTCCAGCGTGTCCGTATTGTCTGGCAGCGTCCCTTTGGCAAGCACGGCGGTAGAAGCGGACCTGTCAACCTTGATGTAGATGTACTGTCCATCGGTAATCGGGGTCAATGGTTGCGATCCACCGTCAACTGTTACGGTCAGCCAAACCCCGCCGAGGCACACCGTCTTTGTTCCAAGGGCCACGGTGATTGACGCCTGCCCAGCACCGGGGTAGGTGATCTCTGATATGTCAAAGATCCCGATGTACGGATTAGAGGCGTCTCCACCCCAGATGTAATCAAACCCGCCGCTTGAGTGAGGCGTATCTACAACGGCAGAAGCAGTAATAGCGGCAAGCTCAAGCTGCATGATGCGCTTCTCCATCTTCCTGAGAAGCTCACCAGCCTTGTCAACTTTTACGTCTTTCTCTTCCATCTGTTACGTCGAGAATATTGGTCCGCTTGCAGGCACGGCGGTCTCTGCCCCGGTGGAGATTGCGGTTATTCCGCGAGCCTCCCACAACTGATCCATCACCTGAGAAACGGACACGTTTGAGTCGCCAGTAACCTCTGCCAAAGCTCCACTCTTTGTGACGCTATATCTGACTTCCCAAGTCTCTGTAACGTGCCGATAGTACTGAACCCCAGACCGCGCATAACGCTCAATGCGGACGTTGTCGTAGGTCGTGTTGGAGTACGGATATATTCCGCCAGCAGTCCACTCTGCTTTGCCGACTTGGGTTACGTCATACGTCCCGTCACCGTTGTCGTCAACACTAACAGACTGGTGCCGGTATGTTACGCTTGTCCATGATCCGTCAGACGACCTAGTAAACGCTGTGAACGTCGCAGCGGTTGCAGCGCCACCTGACCCTATCAATGTTGCCAACCGCGAGGCAGCTATCCGGTGCCACGTCCGTATTGCAACTGGGTTCTTAGTGCCGGAAGGACTGGCAACTTTAGTTGCAACAGAAGCCTCGGCGGTAATCGTGGTGCTGGAAATACCCTGCACCTGTCTTACCTCGTACTCTCCGTTGGCCTTCTCAATTCGCTGAATCTGCTTGATAACGTATCCAGAGTCTGGCGTATTGAAGTCTGTGTACTCTTGCGCAGAGCCGGTTTTCGTGAGTCCAGTCTTTGTCTTAACGACAGTCTTCTGGTATCCGGCGCTATCGGTCTGTGCAACGTTAATGGCCGTGGTGTCTGCCGCCCAAGTGTCCTTCTCAAAGACGACATACAGCGTGGCCGTGTTGTCGGCCTCTGTCTTCATCTCGCGCTTGACGATGGTGTAGCCAGACACGGTGATGCTCTGGGTCATCCATGTCGCGATGCCAGCCGGGTCCAGGTTGGTGTACTTGTGGTAGATGTGCTCGCCAGTACCCTCGTTGAACCCGAGATAGTTCAGAGTCTCTTTGTCGGCATTGACGAATGGAGTCCCAAGCGCGTTTTCGTCCTCCCCGACTACCTTGACGCGGGTTACGATTTGGGTGATAGTAACAGTCCCGTCGTCTGCCTTCTCTGAAGCTACTTCCCCTACGATGAACTTGCCGCTGTAGCTCTCACCATCCGCCTTTACGCTGGAAGCATACGACGGCGTAGCGGCCAGAGTAGTAAGCAGACCGTCTGCCGCAGTAGGCAGGATGTATGGCCATGCCCGCTTGATCTGCAAGCTGGCAAGCACGTCGGTAGTCAAGTCCTTGTACTCGCCGGGATTCCCGGTGATCTTTACCAGTACAGCATCGTCCTCTGCCGTCGTGCTTGAGGTCTTAGTCAGCGTCTGGACAATCGTTACCGACCCGTCGTCTTCCCTAGTGGTGGATACCTTGGAGTTCCAGAACGTGCCCGTGTAGCTCTGTGAGTCGGCCTGCGGGTTCGTATACGACAAGACGCTTTGAAGAGCAGAGACAAGATCATCCGCGCTCTGAGGGTCAATGTGTGGCCAGTATCGCTGCACCACAAACCCAGCGTCATCAGGCGTCCCGCTTACGCTGGCGAGGCGGGCATCGGCTTCCGCCGTAGTGGTTCCCAGCCCGTAGGCCAACCGCTCAATCAGCCTACCGGCCCCGTCGTTCCCGCGCAGCGTATCCACGCGAACGATGCGCCACTTTCCGCTATAGGTGCGTTGCTCTGTGATCGGATCTTGCTCGTACCGTCGCGCCACGACATCAGCGGCCAGACTCTCCAAGAAGCGGTTCGGTATGTTTGACCAAACCCGCGCAATAGCCTTCTCGGTCTGTAGCCCCATGGACGAGGCTTCATCCAGAAGATGCGCCTTCCGCTCATCCAGCAACTCGGTGATGTCGTATTCAAGGTCCATTAGCTCAAGTCTCCCAACCGGCCATACATCGTCTGGCTAACCTGATAGGTGTGCCGCACGTCGCGGAGCTTCATCTTGTATCGGTCTTCCACGCCTTCCAATCCCTGCGTGGTGAACTCCGCATTGTCCTGCATATAGAAATCAACGCCAAGACTCAGGCAGGCTTGATACACTTGAGCATCGAGGTCGATAACCTCATTGATGCGGGTGATGCGCGTGGTATCCACGCCCACCCTGTTCTGGATGTCATCCAGCGTGTAGTTGATGGCGTCTACCAAGTTCTGTTGGAACTGGGCCGACTCCTTGTTCGCGCCGTACTTCCTGGCCTTGGCGTCGAGTATGTCGAGAGCCTTGATGCTCATAAGGCCCCCTCAATCTTCTTGCGATACAAACACCGTCACATTGGCGTTGATGTTCGACGTGCTGGACTGCAACGACACAACGAGCTTGTCGTTGAACAGCGGCTGCTTGGCGAAGTTCGCCGTGGAAGCAGAGTTGGCGGCGTTAGCCGTAAGCACTTGCACCGGAACATAGCCGTCGGCAGCAAACGCCCCAGTAAACAGAGTACGCGCCGGGAGCGTGGCCTTGGCAACCGTCGAGACGATCACCGTGCCGGTAGGAGCAACAGTCGTGATGTCAACGTACAGTCCTTCCAGATAACCACTCACGCTTGCGGTGTTAGTCACGGCCTCGGCCACGTTGGTCACGCCAGAGAAAACAAACGGACCAACCACAGAGGGATCGCCAGCCATAGAAACAGAAAAACCTGCCAACAGGCAGGCCACAGTCAGAATCATCTTTTTCATTCGGTCACTCCATCGGTAGGAAGGGAGGGTTGGATTGCCACCCTCCCAGAACATACTCGTCAATTACGGAACGAGCTTAAGCGTTCCGCTGTCGTTATACAGCGTCCCAACATCAAGGCCGTTAGACGATGTAGGGACGGCGAGGAGCTTAATAACCGTACCACAAACTGTCAGGTTCGTGCACATCGTCACGGTGTTGCTGACGGCCAGCTTGCCGCCAACGACGGTGTTGCCACCGAACGTCGCAGACGTCTGACCGAGAACGGCACCAGCGGACGTAACAGTAGCCGCGCTAAGAGCTCCGTCAATGGCCAAATCACCACCCTGATTCAGCGTCATAATGGTGTTAGTCCCAGTCGTACCGTTGAATCGCGTGATGCCATCAGTACCAAACGAGATAGACATCACGTCGGCAGCATCGTCACCATCATCGGCCTTGAGAGTCAGGGTCGATGTTTCACCTTCGCCGCCCTGAATCAGAACGGTAGCAGCACCGTTACTACCGATAATCCGAAGCGACGGTTCGGTGGCCGAAATCACGTTGCTCTTGGCATTGATGATGTCGGCAGACAGCGTCACATAGCCGGTGCGAACACCAGCACGTTCAGCCCGCAGCGTACCAGTACCAAGCGAGAGATCCCAGATCTCATCACCGGCAAGGGCACCGACACTCACAAGCGCGAGAGCGCAAATCAGAAACTTCTTCATGGTCTTCTCCCTATTGCCGGTTCGGGGTGGCCACCGAGTATTCCCAGCCTGCCACCCCTCGCCAGCTTTTAGATTACGCGCCCTGGTTGCCGCGAAGATGCTGCGGAGGGGTTTCACAACCCGTCGCGAACACCATACGCACCTTCTTGCCCCAAGTGTCGCCGTCGTTCGGATTGTAGTCCGAGAACGTCGGGCGCTTGCCCCAGAGCCAGATCAGTTCGTATTCGCTGTCAATCGCCGTCGAACCGAACCAGTAGGTCGAGCTGGTCAGATACGGCCAGACTTCATAGCCCAACTGGTACTTGGTGATCGGGTTGGCATCGTTCAGATTCCCGCCGGGGTACTGAGCCGCCTGCATTTCGCGAATCGCCGTGGCTTCCAACGCCGGAGGGATGATAATGGTCTTCATCGTCAGGGGACGAAGCTGGCCATTGTGACCCTTGTTGGTCTGGAAACTCTGACGCATCGTGTCAATCGCAGCCGCCGACAGGACACCAGAAGTCTCTTCGTTCGCCCACGTCCCAGCAGCCGGATCGGCATACGGGCGGGCCGTATCGAAGAGGTTCATGCCGTCGCCGCAGACCCAATCAACCGTGGCGCTGAAGCCCGTGTTGAAAGGACGCGCAGCATACAACTCAACCGTGTCGCGAGTCGCCCGGTTCAGATAGGTCATCAGCTTGTTGATGACGCCGAACTGGGCGGTTTCACGAAGCCGCTCTTCGACGAGGATCGCCGCACGGAACACCTCAGGGGTGATCGTGGTATCGAAACCCTGGCGGATCTCAAGCAGCGGCATCGCAGCGATGTCGCGGCTCTTCGGAACCGGGGTAGCGTCCACGGTGTGCGAGAACTTCTCATAAGCGCGGCTGGAGTTTTCCTCGCGGAAATACTTCAACCCCATCATGGGAGCTTCCCACATGGACTGCGCGATCTTCTTGAACTGAACGTTCAGAAGGTCGGCGAAGTTTTCGCTGACAAGGACGCCGGGGGACGAGAAACTGTTAGTAACAGCAGATGCAGTAGCCATTGTCATTCTCCTTTAGGAATTAGGTGTCCAGAACGCTCTGGATGAATCGCACATAGCAGACGCCCTTGACATCCACATCTGCAAACTCAACCGGCGAGCGATTGCTACCGACATCAACCATAACGAAGCACGGAGTGTTATTGTCTGCCACATCAACCGTACACACGTTGCTGGTAACATCTACCGAGTACAACTTCCCGATGTTAGCCGCGCTAACGGTCCCATCGAGTTCGTTGATGCGGAAGACGTGATCAGGGTCAATCACATACACTTCGGCAAACGTAGTCGTATTGCCGGGATCGGTCTGGTCAGTAATCGCTTGATACTTGATGTTCACCGCATTCGACTTCGCAGCCGCAAGGCCAGTGTCGTCAATCAGGAACTGACCCGCCTTCCAAGACGCGCCGTTCTTGATCAATTTCTTAACGGTCGTCGGAGTCGGACCACTCACAATTCGCGGGTTAACCGCAGTCAGAGTTGCCATTGTCTATCTCCCTATTCAGCGTCGTCAACGACGCCGGTTCTATTGCCTTCAGCATCGCGGGTCTGGTAGTTGCTGTTCGCTTCTGGACTCTTCGCCTGCTTGCACAGCTTTTCGGAGATGATCGCCGGGTTGTTACGAATCGCGTCGGCCATTTCCTTGCTGCAATAACAGAGCTTATCGCCCTTGTGCTGAACCAGCTTCCCTTCCACCACGACTTCCTTATAGCCCAAACTCTCTGTGACATGGGTGGGCTCGTACCCGTGTCTGTATCGGAGCGAGTTCTTTGAGCAGAAGTCCTCTCCCAACGCCAACTTTGCCTTCTCTACGATGGCTCGTCGCTCATCGCTCGGGAAGAAATCAACCTTGATGTCAGGGGCCTTCGCCCTCGGTTTACGCCCACGTTTCACTTCGTTTTCCATCTTGCGTCCTCCTTACACAGAAATCTTGACTTTGCCGGTTCCATACGTTTGGTCGCCGAACACTTCGGCGGCGAGCGCCAGAAGCCTCTTTTGCTTCTCAGCACCTTCGTCCTTGGTCGTTGCAATGCGCCGACCAGAACCAGCCATACCGCCAGGAGGGGATACCTTCTGGCCAGACTTCTGTGCAAAGTCCTTGGCGACCTTCACCTTGGTTTGGTCATCCAGACCGGCGAACCAGTCCTTCTTGTCCAACTCGGCGATGGTGTCGCGCAAGGCGGCACGCTCAGGGTCATAAGCAGACTTGACCTGTTTGCTCACAAGCTCGTTGAAGTACTTGTCCCGCGAGTCCAAAAGCTTGGCCACATCGGAACGAACACCCCTAATCGCCTGTTCAACAGCCAGAGCAACCGCCGAAGACGGATCATCTTCCATCTTCTTCGCGATCATCTCCTTTAGCGTATCAGCGTTCAGCCAATCCGCCTCTTCAGTCTTGCTTTCTTTCGCGGCCAGCAACATGCCGCGCATCTCAGCAATGGCTTCCTTCGTCGCATGAAGTTCGCGCTGGGCTTCCTTCAAGGCAACGGAGGTGTCTTCCAGCCTCTTTGCCGTTACGTCCTGCTTGCCAGAGTCACCTTCGGTGGTGGCAGTAGAACCCTCTGCGTCTTCGGCCCCGGCACTCTCAGAGTCGCCATTGGCGGTGGAAGTGGAATCGGAGGCATCGTCGAACTCAGGTTGCATACGATCCTTTCTCAGTTTTGCGCGGAATGGGCCGCGCCCCACTAGCATTTCGATACTAGATCGTCTAAATCAAATAGCATTCTCAGACGTGAGAGTTCTCCCCTCACTCTGGAATCATCTTCTGAACCAACTTCCAGCTTGTCAAGCAATTTCTTTCTCATTTTCGCAACCATTGGAATGATGCCATCTCTCCACTCTTGTGAGGTGCAACATATCTTGACGTTGCGAAGCTCTTCGTCGGTTAGCGTGACTTCCAGGTTCTGGTGAGTCTTGTTCACTGGCCCCCGGCCATGGCTCCAAGCTGGGCGGCGATCTGGTTCCCTGCGGCTTCACCAACCGTCTGGTTTCCGCTGGGGTTCTCCGGCGTTGCCATCCCGCCCGCTGCCTGCTGCATCATCGCCGCTCTGCCTGCCTTGTTCTTCTTGGCAAACTCATGCTCGGCAATGTGGCGGTCCATCAGCGGGAGCCACGGGAACTGCTCCTCAAGTCCATCGTACTTAAGGCGTTCTGACTTGTGGCAGTTGAGGTGAACATCGTCATTGTCGTCGGCGTTGATCGGGATGTAGGCCCCCTGCGCGAACACGCCGTTCTCGTACTTGGCTTCCGCCGCCTCGGCCTTGCTGTTATCGTTTAGGCGGTACTTGCTAATGTCCCAGTCGAGTACTTCTTGGAATGCCTCAATGAGAATCCCAACAACGTCCATACTCTGAGGGGGTATCAGAGGAATCATAGTTCTGGCGGCGTAGGCGAACTTATCCTGCTGCAAGATGTTCTTCTCGTACTCGTCTACGCAAATGACGTGAGTGGAGTAGTTTACGCGAAGTGCGCGTGGATTTACAGTAGTCGGCCTTCCATTCCCGGTCGCCCTAATCAGCACTTGCTCGTCCCCGTACACCTGCCAGTACCGCAGGATTCTGGCATAGAACCCGAATAGGGTTTCAAAGATATACCGGAACTTCATAAAGTGGGGACGGGCGGCGGCGTTGTAGGCGTTCGTGGCCTCACTTGAGCTTGTTCTGCCACCCATGGGTTCCCCGCGCATAACGCGGCCCGTCCCGGCGATCTCGTCGCAGTCTGAGTCCAAGTAGGACAGCATGTTCATGTTGTCCTGCACTTGCATGGGGGGTTCGACCCCAATGTCACCGTTGATGTCCTGCTCGCAGATGAATACGGCGTCCTTGTCCCACTTGAAGTTCTCGCTGCCATCGGCCATTCTGACGTTGCCGCGCCGGATCTTGATGGGGCGGTTATTGTTCAGAGTGCGCCCGTCAATGGCTTGCAGCTTGCTGGTCGTGGCCTCAGAGAAGTTGCCACGGATCAACTGGGCAAGAGAAACCTTGAAAAGCTGGTCTGAGTCGTCGGGCATCCAGGAGATCACCTGCACCGGGTAAAGGTCGTCAGGGTCGCGGTTGCGCTGGATGCGGACAAACACCCCATCGTCGGGCTTTTCCGAGCAGATTGCCGTGATCCAGAACCGTTTCGGTACGTGTTTCTTGTCATCCCACCGCTTGCCTTTGGGCTTCGTCTCGTCAATAGGCAACATGCAGTGGATGTCGAACTGGAGGAACAGGCCGGTGGTAAGGTCGTCTGTTCCGTCCAACCCAGAGTTGGCTTCCTTGTTGTCCTTGGTGCCGATGGTGTCGCCACGGTACAGGTGGCTCTTGTTGATCTTGTCGAAGTTGACGTATTCTCCAACCTCGACTTGGTTGAGGATGTCACCAATCCCGACCGGCCCCTTGACCATGATGCACGGCTGCGACTGGATGTCTCCGATGTTTGGGTCGAAGTAGAAATTCTCGGGAAGAATCCAGCCTAGCGAGGGGTAGTTCTTTGTCAGAACCTTCTTCCTCTGTAGTGTTTTTGTGATGCCGTCTGCCTGAGTAAACCAGTCCAAAACCTCAGAATACTCCTTCTTCCACTCGATACAGACAGGAATATTCCCGTACTTGAAAAGCATCACCGCAAGCTCAACCAGCTTGCGCCGCATGTCATCCCACTCCATGGTCTGACGTAGCAACAGATTGCCGGTGTCAGACTCCTCTATCGGGGCGGCAGACGAGTCAGGAGTGTTTGTGTCATAGATAGGGATCAGACGCAGCGGGGTCTTACTGTCGTTGATGATCTGGGAGAACATGGCCGCGAGTGTCTGAACCTCACGGAAGAAGACGCTAGACCCCACCTTCTGGGCCTTGGTGGTCTTCATGTCGTCAGAACCGCTGGTGCGGTCTGTACGGCCACTCTCTACGGCTCTGGGTGGCGTCGTCTTGGCGCACTTGAACATCCAATCCGCGACGTTCCACACGTCCTCAAGCGGTTCGCGGTTGGATTTGTGCTTGTCGTAGTAGTGGCCTACGAACGCCTTGACCTTCGCAACAAGCTCCTCATCTTCCGCCAGATTAGGGAAAAGAGGTTCAGAAACTGACTGCTCAACGTCTTCGGAGATCTCCGTAACGTCGGCTTCGCTTGGAATGAAGGTGTCGTCCATAGTGCTTGGTCCTCTCGGACGGCACTATGTCGCTGTCAACAGATGTTGTCAAGCGTCTTCTAGGACGAGCGGAAGCAGTACCGGAGCACCAGTTTTGTCAACTTCTGTTGCTATCCAGTACTCAAACATGTCGTAGTCTACGCAGGTCAGGCTTCCAGACGACTCGACGCAGATGGTGATTGCACCGTATTGTCCTTCCGGCCTTGCTCTGGCACCCATGTCCTTGGTGTAGAACTGGCACCCGTCACCGACCTCAATGATCTCTACCCAGTTGGTTCTACAAGCCGCGTCGGTAGGAACGTGCAGCACCTTGCCGTTGTCCAGTTTGATGCCTCGCTCGCCGTTCCCGAGATCGTCGAAGTTGCCGCACTTGCGGATTAGGACGTTGCGCCCGATTGGGTGGATCTTCTCAAAGTCTAGTTCGTTATACGGCATCTTCAATCCCCGGCCAGCGGTTGAACTCACAGCGGAACGCCTGACGCAGCAGTCCCCAATGGTTATCTTTGTCTTCCCATCCGCGCCAGATGTCCTCTTCGTGTTTCAGCAAGAACTGGCGAAGCCCCGTCTCTGCGATCTTGTTCAGCATGTCATCCTCCTATCGGTCGATACCCGTAATCTGGCACCTTCTTGCCCTTTTTGTCAAGAGGGTCATCCCAGAAATTTCCGCCCGCCATAACCCGCTCCTGCGCCTTCGGCATCCGCCACATGTTCTGACCGCCAGCATACCGGAGCGGGATCTGGACGGCATACGCTAAAGCTGTAGCCACATGGTCGTTCTTGTCGATAGGTCTATCGGTGTTCTCTTGGTAGACGTACTGCTCGATCTCCCGGCGCGCCTGCAAGCAGTTGTTGAACCAGTACATCCTTGCGCCGGGGGCATGGCCAGTTGCCGGTGATATAAGCCCGTCGTCAACGTGGAGTAGCTGGTTGATCATGGGCACCCAGGTGTGCCGGTTCTTCCCGCTGGCCTGAGCGAGCCGGGAGTTCTGGAATCCAGCTTGCTTATATATCCACCCCATCGGTTTCCCAGAGCTACCGTCTGGGGCAGAGAAAGAGCGTGAGTCCAGGATGGTTTTACAAATTCCCTCGCCGACCATGACTTCCTCAAAGCTGTCGAGGTGGAAGTTGTCCGAGATCCTGGCTACGCTGAGTTTCTTTCGCTCGTTTCCGCTCATGGCGATGATGTTCGCCACGTTCTCGTATATGGTCTTGTTGATCTGGTAGTAGCACCGGTACAGGTAGATTGTCCCATCGGGCGCTACAGCGAACCACAGGCATACTGTAGGGTCTTTCATGCCGTGGTCGATGGCTCGGTATAGTGTGTAATCCTCTGGCGGCTTCTCCCACAGCGGGTCGATCCAATGGACTTCTGGATACCACTCGTCAAAGACAAGCCCTTCAGAGAAGTGCCACTCGGCGAACAGACGAGCACGCCCCTCTGCGATCATCTTCCGGTTGCCGGTGCGCTTCGGGCCGTAATACCACTTCTCAAACTCTATCGCTTTCGACTTCTCTGGGTAGATCCAATCCGGCACGTCGTTGATGCTTTTCGACCCGTACTTTTTGACGGTGTGCCCCATGGTGTCAACACCATCCAGAAACTCGCGTAGCCATCCAGAGCCACCTGTGTCCGGCCTACCCTCCACTTTGTGCGGAGTGAGCGAGAAGATGTGCTTGCCGCCGGTCGTTCTCGTTCCGCGATCAGCACCGTCCCACTTCGCCTTCTCACCCTGCTCGTCCCATAGCCACCTCTTAAGCTGCGCGCCTTCATAGTTCCCCTGATCCATTTCGTAGGTGTAGAATCCGATGTCCGACCCAGAGTGAAGACGTATCAGTTTCTCATGGTTCATTGACGGGCCGTACTTTGCGCCCTTGCCCTTGTACGTCCTGCCGTAGACGCCTAGCTCGCTGTCTGGTGTCCACTTGCGGATCATCTCTTTCCAGATGGGATCGCCCAGCTTGGCCACGTTATACGTTGCAACCCCGACGCTGATTGGTCCTTTCCACTCACGCCACTTTACCCCATGGTCTACGAAGATCGGCCACGTCGGATCAAGCGGGAACATTGGCGGGTCCATGACCATGAGCTTGATGTACGCCGCGCTAGTTTTCCCAACACGATTGGCATCAACAATTGCTAACACCGTGCCATCGTCATCGTTGATAAAGTCAAGCTGCTCGCGGTTGTTCGGCGAGTAATACTTGAGCGGATTGCGCTCCTGGTCGTGCCGCAGGTATTCAAGCTCCTTGTGCGTATCCTTGTCGTCTGCGAGGACTTCAAGCGGGATGCAGAAGATCGTGCGCCCTAGGAACAGCCGGTAGTAGTCCTTGGCGATGATCTGTGGAAACTCACGCTTCATGTCGTCTGACATGCCTTCTGGGTTTACCATCGCCCGTAGTTCCCAGTTCTTCAAGTACTCGTCATGCGTGCATTTGATGGCACCCCTGTGGTCGCCGAGGACGAATGTGTACTCAAAGTTGTTCATAGAAGATGCCCGTCACGTCTTCGGCACGGGCAGGGCCGACGGAGGGTTCCCCAGACGTTGGGGTGGGGATCATTTCAGTTTACAGCCACCACCTAGTCCAGTCGAACTCGCCGTGTTTAGGATGCACGAACCAGGATGTCTGGTGCGGCTTGCTGTGCCGTCCCTGCGAGTGATCGAAAGCATCGGTTCCACTCATGCTGCCGCCCATCATCCACAGGTCGCCATTGAAGGCGTGATGGAAGTGGCCGAACACCAGCTTGGTGAACGCCTGCTCTGGTACTCCCATGCGTTTGACTGCTTCCATTGCCACGCGACGGTCGAACCCGTAGTACGGCTTCCCGGCCCAGCCCTTGATCTGGTGCCCGTGGAAAGCCAGATACCGCTCGGGACCAATAGTCACAAGCGCCGTCGGCTTCGCGTGGATTCGCACGTTTACGTTTCCGATGTTCTTGCAGTGCTGAGAGGCGATCTCTGCAACGATATAGCCCCAGTTGTTCATGCCGCCTTGAGTTGACTGAGGCTTCTTTGTGAGTCGCCCGTGATTATCAAGCGTCACGAAGTCTGCTGTCACGTTCTCAAAGTGCGGAGCGAACATGGCCAGCATGGCACCTAGAGCATATCCACACCGAACTGCCTGCACCGGGGCAGGAAACTCATTGCTTACCGACAACTCTTGATGGATGTCTCCGCTGATGTAGTCTGCCGTACCTATGATGTGCAGGTTAGGCACGTTGTATCCATGCCGCTGCACAATAGTCTTGTCGATGATGTCGTTGGACAGCTTCTTGATTCGCGCTTCGCAAATCGCAGCGTTGTACTCTCCAAACCCGTCAACCTCGTCCTTGTCTGTGACTGCTCCGTAATGGATGTCACTAAGATGCAGAACGTGCGTGCAAGGCGACGATGCGTCGTTTTGCTTGACGTACTGCATCTTAACCGGACCACTTGTCTTAATGGCGTCCTTGAGGGCATGGATGATCTCCAATGCCTCTCCAGTAGCCTCTCGCTCGCTGGCTCGCTTGGATTCCAGTTCGGCGACCCTATTGCGGAGGTAGACAACATCCGCATCTGGGTTTGCGATCTTCTTGAACTCGCTAAGAGTCTTGCTCATACCATCTCCCTCATGGCCTTTGCCGTAGCGACCGTCCCGGCCCAGGCTCGGCGCGATTCCTTAAGCGTCACCACATGATCCACGAACATCTCGCGGAAGTTCCCCAAGTCTGCCAGAGACACCCCGGCGAGCTTGGCAAAGTTCACCTCAAAGTCCCAGCCGTTACCGAGCAGTTTCAATGCCGCCTTGATCTTCGCTGGGACAATCGTGTTCTTGTCGTAGGTGTTCCTGAACTCCGTCAGGCTGCGTCCCACCTTCGGCTTCTCCGTTACCTTCTCCGTCGCTTCCTTGCTCATTGTCTTCTCCGTTGTTTAGGCCAGTATTTTCTCCACCAATCGGGCCTCCACCCGACAGCAGATCTCTGCCGCCTGACCGTTCGGCAAATCCACAGGCACCGTCTCCCCGAATTTGTGGCACTCCTGGCAGCACGCCACATTCATTCTGTAGAACCTCTTCACATCGTCGCAGAGCCATAGTCTCGTTGTATCGGACTCGCTGCTTGTATCGCATCTGCTCATCGAATTGGGCCAGTCTTCCTTCTGCTTGTTCCCGCTTATACCCGAGCCTTACCATCATGTCAAGCAGTTCGGATTTGTTGCGCGGGAGCTTAGACTGGGCATCGAACGGCACGGCAGACTCACGGAGGTCGTCCCAGCCCCGGTCTGCCCCAACATCCCACCACACGATGCGGGCGATGATCTTGCCGTAGGGCCGCTTCATGCGTGCCGTATCGCGGAGCCACATGCGCTCTGTCCTGCCTAGATACAGGATTGAAGAGCGGCGGTTCTTCATGTCATTCAATCCCCGCGATGGCTTCGCTCAGAGTCTCTCTCAGATACTCAAGAACCGCTGCTTCTGCATGGCTAACGTCTTGACCATGCTTGAGGCGAGTACGAATCTGGTTTAGTGATTCCTCGATGTCGATATACATCGAGCTTGCGCCAAGTGCCATGCGAGCCTGCCGCTCGCCATCTTCACCATCAAACTCAATCGTTACCTTCATTTGCGCCCTCCAGAAACTCTGTAATCTCCATGTCAATAGCAGCGGTTAGATGCAAAGCAACTTCAATGTCTTTGTGCTTCGCGGAAGCAGTTCCGATTCTAACGTCCTTGTGGCCAGGGCGATGCTGCCATTGCGAGCACGCCTTGTGAGTCTTGCCTTTGGTTGACCCGTCGAGCGTGCAGCACTTGTCCATCGGACTGTGACGGATGCATGATTGGCATGTATGGTTCATTAACTCTCCTGATTGAGTCTTCCGGTCACGGCACCTCCTCCACTTCCCAGACGAAGACGGGGACACACGCGAGATTGCCTGCTTCCATGTCTGAGTCTTCCCAAACTGTTCTCCCGTCCCAGAACGCCGCAGGCCACGATTGTCCCGGCCCCACCATCACCGGCTCCTCCCCCTTCACCCGCCAGTGCGGGCCGAGCTTGGCAAGCGTGGGCTTAGGGGGCCAGAAGCGTTTCTCTGCCACCTGATGCCCAACTTTGAATCCGTCAAGCCCTCGCGCTGGCATAAACCACAACTCTCCAGTTGCGATTTCTGCCCTCTCCCGTGCTGTGGTCATCGCTTCACCTTCTTTTCGTCGTATTTAAGCGTGGCTCAGTATGATTTCTGGAAACACGGCGCTTAAATACACTGAGCCACTCGTCGCGCCACTCCTCTGCGGCACCACGCCATTCCGGCGTCATGCTGTTCCAATCGCCCAACGACGTGCCGGCGTTAGCGATGACACACCATGCGCTTTCCAGGTGGTCTTGTGCCTTCCGTAGTTCTGCCCGCATCACTTCCGCGTCGAATTCCAGCTTCCGGCAAAACTCTTTCGCTTCTGACAGTGTTGATATGTGATCTAACGCATGGTCAGCACGCTGGGACGCACAGTGTTTCCCCCAGACGCATTTCGGAGCGCAGTGCTTACCTCTGCGCTTCAACTCTTTTCCGCAGTGCTCGCATTTCACTTCTTCACTCTCCTTTCAAGCGCCGCCAGAACAACGGGCGCAGGCTCATGTAATTGAACGAAATCAGTGTGGTCCCCAACTGCGTAGCTATAGCCAGCGTCAAACGCCAGCCGCAGCGCGTCAGATACGGACAGCGGGCCGGTACTGTTTGCGATCTGTGCTTTGGTCATCGGAACAACCTCCACACCGCCCACACAACGGCAGCAACAAACGGCGATGCCCATACAGCCACCCGCAGCAATGTCGGATGGTTGGTCAGCACCATGAATGACCATCCAAACACTACGGCAAGCACCAATATGGCCGTGAACACGGTAAGAATCAGACCCGCCAATGCGTCTAGAAAGTTCATCGCTTCACCTCATTCCACAACGTCTTCGCGATGCCCCGCGTTGCGAAGATGGGACCATGCGCGAAACACACGTTGCACTTGACCCGCCACTCTTGGTCGGACAGCTCGTCCATCCAAACGTGCGCCTCGGACTTGCAGAACGGGCACGGTAGTAGATCGCTCATCCCTTCACCTTCCTTTCCCAGCTCTTGCACGCCGGATGATCGTCTCGCCTTTGCAAACCGGACTCAATGCAAAGTGAATCACTAACCAGCATTTTAAGGCTTGCGACCACAGCTTTACGCCTGCCACTGGCTTCTCACCTACCCGCAGCTTCCGCCAACCGGCGGGGATGGTGGGCGCGGTCATCGCATCCTCATCAAACGGATTCCTAATACTACGCAAGTGCTCGTTTTGAGCATCCCTCGCAGCATCCCTCGCAGCATCCCAC